AGGGTTTCTCACATGATTGAGGAGCTTGTACCCGAAGGTAATAATATCATCGGGAAAGCAAAGATTCTTGACACACCAAATGGTAAGATCGTCAAGGAATTGCTAAATGCAGGTGCAAAACTTGGAGTCTCTAGTAGAGGAATGGGAACACTTGAAAAAAGGGGTCAGACCAACTATGTCAAAGACGATTTCTTTCTTGCGACAGCAGGGGATATCGTTGCTGATCCATCAGCACCAAAGGCGTTTGTGGAAGGAATAATGGAAGGGAAGGAATGGATTTGGGACAATGGGATTCTTAAAGAGTCTGAAGTTGCTAAGATTCATCGTGTCGCTTCCGCAAATAAACAGGCCGAGGCCTTTGAAATGTTCCTTTCAAAACTCTAATTTTATAAATATAATTAACAAATTTACTCAGGAGACTTTATGTCTGATGAACTCAATAAAGAGATGGAAGATGTGGTTGAGGCAACAGCAAAACCTACAGGGGTAAGTGCTAAAGCACCAAGTGCTACCAAGACTACTGTAAAACCAAAACAAGAACCAGAAAATATGCAAAAAGCACCTACTACTGGTTCAACTAACACTCTAAAAACAAAAGGCGATGCCAAGAGTGTTAAGATGAAAGGTGCTGGCATGGAAACAAAATCATCCAAAATGGAGGAAACCGAAATGGAAGACCAAGTAGATCAAGTTGAAGAAACTGTCGAAGAGTCAGAGGAAGTAATTCAAGAGATGCCTAAACTCAAGTCAGATATGCTTGATGGTTTGGTTGCCCACATGAAGGGACTTAAAAAAGAAGAACTTGCCGCTCTGTATTCCAATACTCTGATGACCGAAGAGGACGAAGAAGAGGAAGAGGAAGAAGACGAAGACGAAGAAGAAATGGAAGCAATGCATCATAAGAAGATGAAAAAAGAGTCTATTGATCAAGTAGTTGACTCTTTAGATGTATCTGATGATGTAAACGCTCTCGTAGAAGGTGAAGAACTTTCCGAAGAATTCAAAACAAAGGCTGCAACAATTTTTGAGAGTGCAGTCAAATCAAAAGTTCGTGCAGAACTTGAGAAAATCCAAGAGGAAAACGACAAAGTTATTGAAGAGATGGCTGAGTCAACAATCAATGACATGACAGAAAAAGTCGATGACTATCTGAACTATGTTGTTGAGCAATGGATGGAAGAAAATCAACTTGCCATTGAGCGTGGACTCAAAGGTGAGATTGCAGAAGACTTTATTAGTGGACTGAAGAATCTTTTTGAAGACCACTATATTGATGTTCCAGATGAGAAGTATGACATTCTGGAGGCCAACTTGACGAAAATCGAAGAGTTGGAAGAGAAACTTAACAAACAGATGGACGAAAATATCCAGTTGAGAAAACAGAAAGGTGAACTTGTAAAAGAGTCCATGATTTCTGACGTTGCTGATGGGATGACTGATACTGAAACTGAGAAGTTCCAAAGTCTGGTTGAAGATGTAGAGTTCTCTGATGAAGAATCCTATAAGGAAAAACTTCAAACAATCAGAGAAAGTTATTTCGGCAATAAAGAGGTTCTTACTGAAGAAGCTACAGTAGTCGATGATACACCTACTGAATCCGTTGAGGTTTCTGATACAATGTCCAAATATTTAAAGGCCATTGGAAGAGATCAAAAAGCGGCACAAAAATAATCTGAATACTTTTTAAGGAGAATTTATGTTTAATTCAGAAAATCTTCAAGAGAAGTGGCAACCAGTACTGAATCATCCCGATCTTCCTGAGATCACTGATTCTTATAAGCGTGCTGTAACCGCTGTTATCTTGGAAAACCAAGAGCAAGAATTGCAAGCTCAAAGACAGATGTTGGCTGAAGCTCAAAACACAGCAGCAGGCCAGACAGGTGTTACAAATTTTGATCCAGTATTGATTTCACTGGTTCGCCGTGCAATGCCTAATCTCATTGCTTATGATGTCTGCGGTGTTCAACCAATGACAGGACCAACTGGATTGATCTTTGCGATGAAATCCAGACATGACGATCCACGACCTGCTAATGGTGCTGAAGTACTGTTCGATGAGGCTGATGGAAGTATGTCAGGAACAGGAACAACTGCACCTGCTGGTGCAGAGCCAGGATTGTTGAATGACAACCCTGCTGGATCTTACACAGTTGTTGGTGGTGATACACTTGCTACAGGTGAAACTCTGACAGCTGCGCCTGGAAGTCCTGCTTTCACTGACATGGCTTTCTCGATTGAGAAAACACAGGTTGTTGCGAAGACACGTGCTTTGCGTGCTACGTACACAATGGAACTTGCACAAGACCTGAAAGCAATTCATGGTCTGGATGCAGAATCCGAATTGTCCAACATTCTCTCGACTGAGATCCTTGCTGAGATCAATCGTGAGGTTGTACGTACAATTTACGTTGGTGCTCGTGAGGGCGCTCAGGGTACAACTGATTCTGGAATATTTGATCTGGATACAGATTCAAATGGTCGTTGGTCAGTTGAAAAATTCAAAGGTTTGATTTATCAGATCGAGCGTGATTGTAATCACATCGGAATCGAATCACGAAGAGGAAAAGGAAATATCCTTCTTTGCTCCGCTGATGTCGCTTCTGCTCTGTCAATGGCTGGAGTTCTTGATTATGCTCCTTCCATGTCAACAAACCTTAGTGTTGACCCAACTGGAAACACATTCGCCGGAACAATCAATGGTAGAATTAAAGTCTACATTGATCCTTATGCTTCAACAGCAACTGCTGGTGGAGATTGGTATGTGGCTGGTTATCGTGGATCGTCTGCTTTCGATGCAGGTCTGTTCTACTGCCCATACGTACCATTGCAGATGGTTCGTGCCGTCTCTGAGGACACTTTCCAACCAAGGATTGCGTTCAAGACACGTTACGGAATGGCGTTGAATCCAATGGCAGAAAGTCTTGCAGACTCTACAACTGCTATCACAGATCCAACTGCTCCTGCAACAGCCAATAAAAACACTTACTATCGCCGAGCGAGAGTAAGTAACCTTATGTAATACATAAGTTTTAGGGGGGATCTTCCTGATCCCCCTTTTTTTCCTACCTAAATACTTGTAGAGGAAATATATGGCCACTGCAAGTCAACAACCCACAGTATTTGATTACGCATCCCCCACAACTTGGAGGATAAAGTTCGCAAGGATTCCAAAAGTTGAATGGTTTTGTACCAATGTTACTTTGCCTGGAATTACTTTAGGTGAAGCCTTATATCCAACTCCTATGTTGGACACTTATCTTAGTGGAGACAAACTGACATTTGAAACTCTATCAGCAACTTTCTTGGTTGATGAAGAGCTGCAAAACTACAGAGAACTTTGGGATTGGATGGTTGGTATTGGGGCTCCAAAAAATCATGCACAGTTTTCAGCAGCTCTTTCTGGAGGATCTACTCCAACAACTCAAATGTCTACTGCAAAAGGCACTACACCATCTGAAGGTGGATTATATGATGATGCGACTCTGATTGTATACAACTCAAAGAATATTCCAAAAGTCAACATACAATTCAAGCAAATATTTCCAACTAGTTTGTCTGGTCTAAACTATGCTCAAGATGCAACTGATGTAGATTACTTCAGAGCTGACGCTACGTTTAGATTTATGTATTATGAGTTTGAAACTGCAACATAAATAGTTCTGAGTCGCTCAGACATATTTTTAATTAAATAGTCCACTCGATTCATGTGCGACAACATACTTGGGTGCTTTGGGCGACTTACCTTTGATAATTTATTATGACCCTATCTGAAATACAAGAAAAAGTAAAAAGAGATCTCAAGATCAATGATATGGAGTTGGATATTGAGTCTTTACGTATCCCCTCACTCCATTCCAAATATCTCCAACTCTTAACAGAGAATTCTTTGAAACTCAAGAAAGCAAATGGAGAATTGTCAGTCCTTAGAAGAAACAAATGGATCTACTATACTGGCAAGGCTTCAGAGGAAGTTTACAAAGAGAAAGGAGACTTTCCCCTCAAACTTAAAACAAAAGATGAAGAGAGAACCTTTATCGAAGCTGATGAAGAATTTCAAGCCAAGAAGACGGAAGTAGAATATTATGAAACAATTGTCGAGTATCTACAGGAAGTCATAAAGCAAGTAGGTCAAAGAAATTTTCAGATAAAAAATGCAATTGAGTGGAGAAAATTTGAGGCTGGAATCTGACATCACTCTCCAGAAAAAGAACGAAGTTTATCTTCAGGTGGATTGTGAGAGAAGCATTGCGAGAGAACTCAATGAGTTTTTCACATACGATGT